GTTGGAAGCCTGAAACTTCTCGGAGCGGTGACCGGTGTATTGAAGTCGGGTCTAAATCTTTTGGGTACTGGTGCTAAATGGTTGAAGGACAAAGTATCTGGTGGTTTAGATAATGTCGGTAGTCTCATAACTGGCTTTATGAAAAACGGCATTCCTTTAACTGGTGGTACTACCATTATTGATCGCTTAACTGAAATCCGTGATTTACTTGAGCACCGTTTACCTAAACGCAAAGCTAGTTCTTTTAGTGATGCTGATGGAGATGGTGATCGTGATGGTAGTTTCGAAGATTTGATGAGTAAGAAAAAAGAAACAGAAAAAGCCAAAGCTGAAGATCGTCTCGGTAATGGTGGTCCTGCTCAATATGGAAAAGGTGCTGGTTTGTTAGGTGGCCTTAAAGGACTTTACAATAAACTACGTGGAAGGGATGAAGATGAGGAAGATGGATCAGACATCAACATCAATGGTGGTGGAGGCGATGGCGGTAATAGTCGCGACAGTCGTCGTGCTAGGCGTTTACGTCGTTTGCGTAATGGACCAGGTTTCGGTCAAACGCGTGGCGTATGGAATAAAACGAAGTGGGTAGCTAAGAAAACTGGTCGCGGTTTACTAGGTGCTGCCAAATGGGGAGGTAGTGCTGCGTTAGGTTTAGCAGGCTTAGGAGGTTTAGGTCTTGGCGCAGCAGGTGCTGGTATTGGTGGTGCTCTTGCGGCAGGTGCTGGTGCCTTAGGAACTGGTGCTATGGCTCTTGGTGGTGCGGCCTTAACTGGCTTAGGTGCGTTAGCTACAGGTATTGGTGCTATTATTAGTGCGCCTGTTGTATTGGGTGCATTAGCTGTAGCTGCTTTAGGCACAGCCGCTTATTATGGTTATAAGCACTTAACTAAAGCGCGCCTCGATACGATGTCCAGAATTCGTTATGCGCAATATGGTTTTGTGCCGACGGATGAAGATCATCTTCAAGCCGTGTTTGGTTTGGAAGAACAAATAAAGAGCGCAGTTACTTACGACAAGTCAGGTGCTAAGCTTGACAATAAAAATGTCGACATTAAGAAAATGATCCAATCGTTCGACATCGACATCGATGAACAACCTGCTGCTGTGGATCGTTGGTTAGTATGGTTCGCTAATCGCTTTAAACCTTTCTTCTTGACACACATGACAGCTCTGCGTAGCATTGATCCGAAAGCAGACCTTAATGGAGTTAATAATTTAAAGCCTGAGCAAAAGAAACAATACCTGACATTGATTAAGATGCCAGATGGACCGTACCATATAACACAATCACCATTTCCAAAAATGAGAGGTTTGCAAGCTGGTGCCAGTGAAGTCAAATCCTTAGTGGAAATGGCCGAAGCTGAAATTGGTAAATTACCTGCAACGAAGGCTAAAGATAGTTTAACTGGTTTAGCTATTGCTGCAACTCCAGTCGCGGGTGCTGCCGCTGTATCTATTGCTGCCGGAAAAGCACCTGAAAAAATGAGTTCGTCGATGATATCGGAATTGACGAAACAGACGGCTAGTGGTAGTGGTTTGGAAAATGGTCGTGGCGTTGTGTCAATAATGGGTATTCCTATTGCTGCCAATAAATTCTCTACAGGGCGAATCTTAGCGTTAGCGAGTATTCGTTATAAGTCATACGGTTTAATTGAAATGGCTCTGGATAAAGTGCGAGGTATTGATGCATTGGAACAGGCTGTTTTTAAAGACATCACTTGGGCAAAAGGAAACGTGGCTGGTTGGAAAGGATCAATTGAAAGATTAATCTTATCCATGGGCTCCACCTTTGGTATTGAAGGCGTCAGTAATGACAATGCGTCTGCTTGGATGTCGTGGTTTAATTTACGCTTCCTTCCAGTGTATCTCAAATACCTTACTGCTATTGCAACTGCTACTAACAAGCAAGATCCTATTGCGGCCTTAGCGGCATTAAAACCACAGCAGCAAGTGGATACAGCAATGGAGCTGATGACTACTCAGAGTAGTTACAGTGGTCGCAGCGTAAGTGTTTGGGGCGTTCCAACATCACCATGGCCCGGTTATGAATTAAACTCGGATGTCAAGTCTGTAGAGGGTAATCTGCAAAGTTTAAAAGATTCTGCGAAACAAGCAATATTAGATGAGCAGAATGGAAAGACAAACAGCGACATTAGTAGTAAGCAAAGTACAGCATCTGCTGCAGCTGCAGCTAGAGGCGGTAAACCAACAGAAGTTCCAACTAGCTTCTGGGGAAAGTTCACTAAGTCGGTAAGTGATACTGCAAGTAGCGTGAAGCAATCTGTTACTGGAATGTTTGGTACTAATCCTACAAGTCAAGTACCGAAACATGCAGCTGGTCCGTTAGGTGGAGGTGTAGCAATTATTCAACCTGGTAAGGGTACAGGTGGCGACATCAACTCACTTCCTTTACCAAAAGGGAATAGAACTTGGGCATCAATGAAAGATCTCATTCTAGCTGCTTCTAAAATGGCTGGAGTGGATGTTAACATGATGGCGTCAATGGCTGCTATTGAATCGGGTTTTGATGTTAATGCTAAACCAAAAACATCTAATGCTCTTGGTTTGTATCAATTTGTTCCAGAAACTTGGACGGAGATGCTACAGCGCTATGGATCAAAATATGGCATTGATCCAAATACGCCCGCAACAGATCCGCGTGCAAATGCATTAATGGGTGCAGAATTTTTGAAAGAAAATTCCAAAGCACTTAAAGGTGTTCTTGCTGGTCGATCATTAACGAACACTGATCTTTATCTAGCACACTTTTTAGGTGCTGGTGGAGCTAGGACATTCTTAAGGGCTGATCCAAACGCAATTGGTGCAACACTGATGCCGAAGGCGGCACGTTCAAATCCAAATATCTTTTTAGACCCATCTGGTACTCCTCGGACTATTGGACAGATCTATGATTATTTGAATACACGTGTAGCTACTGTTGGAAAGCAATTTGGTATCAATACTACTCCAGCAGGATCGGAAGCACTTGTCACAACGAGTCCAACCAAAGCAGCGGATACGCCTGTTGCGAAAACGAATAATCCTATTGGGTCGTTCCAAGTCAGTGATCAAGCACCAAGCATTACAAACGCTACCCCAGCCCCGTCTTCTGGTTCGAATAAAGTAGTAGAGGCGACAGTTCCGAAAAACATGCCATCTTCTAGGGCAACGTCAATCGATCCTGCTGTCGCGGCATTAGGACAAGGTTTTGTTTCACCACGTTCTCGTGATTTGGCTGCACAATCGTCTTTCCAGAAAGACATCGCTACTGAAACTTTAGGTAAAATCGCTACGATACAAGAGTCGTCTCTTAAGGTTCAAGAGTCTTCGTTAATAGTCTTGAATAACATCGCCAAGATGATTGCAAGTCGTAAAAGTGATAATTCGACTGAAGTTAAGAAAACACCCGATGCCAATGTGGTTCAAGTAACACCACAACGCAGTCGGGCTGTATCGTCAGCGCCAGTATCAATGGCAAAACCAACGTATTGATAAACGGGGGTCTTGAGTAATCGAGACCCCTAATTATCTTCTTTTTAATTGTTTTGAAAGTTAAACACATGGGTCCCATTATTAAAGACGCGGATTGGATTCGTCAAGCCTTTCTTATCGAAGATAGTGATATGGAAGGAGTCGATTTTCAAAATCGTACTTTCACCAGCGCTAGCTTGAAGTTTACCGATACCACACCCGGTGGTAACTTTGCAATTAACCCACCTCCACAGTTTACGCGTACGGCAGATATTAAAACAGAAAGTCGTTTCTCCGATGGAAAAGGCATGGGTCGTTATTATAGCGAAGCCATCGATGATAATGCTCAAATTATCCACATGCGTTTTGGTACACCCCAATTCAATTCTCTGACTACATTCTTTTCCGGATTTTACAATACCGGAGCTGGTCAGCTAGCACGAACAGGTCGATCAAGTAGTGCTTTCTATTATTTAGGACGCGCCGCAGGTTTTATCGTCAGCATTATTAGTTGGCAGTTACTTGCAATCCATTTACTTGGTGTTGGATTAAAATTTCTGATACAAAAACCTAGTAGTAAGTTTTATTATCTTCGACCAGCTATGCCGCTGTATTGGAATGCTGTTACTACTATGGTTAATCAGATTGCCGTTAATCGCGGTATCGTGCCACGTATTGGTGGTAAAGATCAAGAAAGATTAAATGATCATTACGAATTCGATAAAGAAGCTATTACTCGATTAAATGAAATGTTGCCTGATGTTTTTAAATTAGGCGGAGGCGTCGATGTCTATGCTTTAGCAGGTCGTGCTCAGCGATTGCATCGTCGCCACATGAAAAAGCAAGAAGCTGTTATGAACGCTGCTTCGAACATGAATTTGTCGGAACGAATGGATGATTTATCCAGAAAAATACAAGAAGTTAATAAAGAAAAACTTGAAGATACTCGCCCAACATTCACATCTTCAGACCCTCAACGTCCCGGTTATTTGGAGAAATGGTTGGGTACTGGAGCTGCTGCGCCTAGTATAGGAAAAGAAGGAGAAGAAGAATTTTCTTCTACAACTGAAGGCATCGCAGCAGAAGAGCCTACAGGTTTTTCAGAGTTCCTAATGAACGAACTGGATGACGGTGGTGCGTTTGCTTCGTTTCGCGTAAATTCAACAGGTCCAATTAATGAGAGTTTTAGTAACAGCGTTATGGATTCAGAGTTATCTGGAAAAATCAACGGTATGTCCAGTCAATCTCGTAGTACGAATTTTAGTTTAGCTAATGGTAATGTTAGTGGTAACATTATTGTAAAAGCTTTGGGCGGTATTGCCACAGCGGTGAGAGATGTCGCTACTGGCGTAATGGATCAATTATCAATCAGCGGCTTAGCTGCTTTGGGTGGTGCGGCTTTCGTAGATATTCCAAAACACTGGCATAGTTCGTCTGCACAGTTACCAAGAGCATCTTACACGATTAACTTAGTGAGTCCGTACGGCAATCCAATTTCACAACTTACCAATCTTCACATTCCATTAGCGATGCTCTTGGCGGGTGCTTTACCGCTGTCTACGGGTAAACAATCATACACCTCACCATTCTTAGTTGAGTTGTATGACAAAGGTCGTTGTCAGACTCGTTTAGGAATGATTGATTCATTAACCATTACTCGCGGTACCGGTAATCTTGGTTTTAATTCCGAAGGACATGCCATGGCAATTGATGTTACGTTTTCAGTCATCGACATGTCGTCAATTCTTCACATGCCTATTTCTCAAGGTTTTTCGTTAACGCAAACTTTAACAGCTGCGGCAGTAGGTGGTTTAGCTGCCGGCGGTGCTGGTGCGGCAGCAGGCGCGGCAGTTGCTAATGGTATTTTTGATGAAGACACTGTCTTTACTGATTACATGGCAGTGTTATCTGGTATGGGTTTAGCAGATCAGATATACTCGTTCAGAAAGCTTAAGTTAAATATGACTCGCAGTATGGCAAACTGGAATAGTTGGTTCAGTGCTTCGCACTTCGCTAGTTTTGCTGGAGATACATTGCCTGGTCGATTATCGTCAGCTCTCTTCAAAGGTACTGCTCGGTAATAACAACATAAACACCCTAGATCCCTTATTTGGAATCTAGGGTGTTTATGCCACTACCATATAGCTGTAACTAACTCAGCAGCAAGTTTATCGATCAGTGTCGCGTACTTCGTATCAATTAATGCTTTAATACGTTGCACTTCTGTTCGTTTCTTGTATGCTCCATCAAAATCCCCAACTTGCTCTAAACGATTTGCTTCAGTAACCAAATAACCAGTTTCTCGCTCAATTGCAAAAGACCAATTATCATTCGCCAAACTAATGTCGTTTTGTATTTCTGCACGACTTCGTAAACGACTATAATCAATCGCAGCAATTGTGCGTGGATCTCTCACAACTACGGATTGATTCCCATTTCTATTCGCCATTAAAGGAAATTGTTTTAACAATTCTTTTTCGACTGATGTTGGGGGGAATACAGAAGCTAACAACATAGCTTGTTGGTCTGAGGTTGCTGTAATATCTGTTCGGATTCCAATAGCCATCATCGATTGAAAGTCAGGGGTACTTCCCTGTAAGTTAGTCAAGTTAAGAATGTTATCTAAACCATTCTCAGTTGCCCTAGTAGTCGTAGCCCAAGAAGGATCTATTTTTGCAAACGTTGTTGTGAAACTGGTGTAGTTACCCATCTTTGCCAAATAATCCTCACCAACGGGAGCTGTATAGTTAAGAGCAACGTCACTGATGATTGATGGGTTAATCATTTTCAATGCACCAACAGAACAACTATCAGACATCGTAGATAAAGAACTAAGATCAACTTTATTAATAATGATTGGTAGAACCTGAGCGGCAATGCGATTAATAATGTTTTTATCGGTGATTCCGTGTAAAACAGAACCAAATGAATTAGGAATACCATTACGCGCAGCTTGAATAACCACACCTGCTAAGGTACCTATTAAAGCACCGTTATCTTTAATGGAGAAATTACCTGTCCCCTTAGATATCGTGTTAATTAATGCACCAATGGCATTCACGTTTGTCAAATTACCTGAATTAATCTGACGACTAACACCTCCAACAGATGCAATGATTTTAGCAGAGCTTCCAATATTTCCAATAATACCGGAAGTGACACCTGGTGCAAAAGTACGTAATGCGTTTGACACAACAGATGATGCATTTGTTAAACGTGTTAAACTATCGCTATTGCTAGCTGCAATTGATTTTGCTGATAAAATCAATGAGTTAATTTGCGGTAAAGAATTGGCCATTGAAGGACCACCACGCAAACCAGACGCATTTAACATATCTGTGCGATTCGATATTACTCGCACACTATTAATTGGAGTACTAGATGTTCGTGCATAAACGTCAGCTGCTGCTAAGATGTCTTTAGCGCCCGTAACAAATGTTGGGGTTGCAAGTGTACCTGTCATGATTTAACTCCAAATGAGCAAAAAAAAAAAAGAGGAGTTAGGTTTTTAAGCTAACTCCTCTTTTTGGATCAATCGTTATTAACGAGATGATCGTAGTCAATATTCGGAGGACGCTCTCCAGATTTCATCATAGTGCGTACATTCGTAACGACTTCCACCATCCATTTCCAACCACGTGGGCGAATTTGTACATCACCTGGTCCGAATGTATAATAATAATCAAAAGGTAAATCTGATGAAATGAAAAGTGCTTTCAGTTTTTCATTTTGTTCGATTTTGTAGAATGTCGCTGCTTCAATAATTTCATGAAAATCTGGAACGTACTGTTTTGTCAAAGTAACGCCTAATTTCTTGGCATCTAATCCTGACAAATCTCGTAAACGATCGTCCTTCTCTTTAGTCTTGATGTAATGCCAAAACCCTTCCATAGAATTGAATGGTCCAAAATAAGGATGAGTAAATGGCGTATGAGCGAAGTGAGCTAATAGTTGGCCCAACTCAGTTTCTCCATTGATGTTAATATAAGAGCTACCGTCACCTTTCTTCTTTTTCTTATTTCCTTTTGATTCTTGGGCACTAGTCATTTGTGTCCCCTTCCTTTTCAGATGCTGGTAGTTCATTAATAAAAGGTTGACCTGTTTTAACATCGATGTCAAGATACTGAACTTCGTATTGAGTACCTATGAGTGGATTCCGCTCACCTTCGTTATCATCCGGCTCGTCTAGGTCAATCTCCATTGCTGCTGAATGAAGAGATGCTTTACCGTTTCGATGATGGGCTTTTAGCGCCATTCCTTGTTCATCTAACCCGGCATCAATAATATCAATTTCTTGTTGACCTCCACCAAAATCAACAACAGACGAATGGATTGTTGACTTACCTATGCGGTGGTGCGCTTTAATTACAAATTCGATTTTCTTAATTTGAAGGAAGCGTAACGCTTTACAGAAAACTTTCCATGTCATCTGTGGGCGTGAGAATTCTTTGGTGAGATTTCCACGCATGCTAGTTTGGTCTTTCTTGTTGTTTGGAACACCATTCCGTGGATCAAGAATGTATTCTTGTAACAAGCTACCAAAGCGTGATGGACCAATATTTAAGTCCAGAAGCATTTGTCGAAAAAGACGTGACAACACACCGTTTGCACCAAAAGTCTTTTTGATGTCTTTATCTGGTGCTGTTAAAATTTTAGTAAGTTTGTTCTTTGCCATTTGTGATCCTGTTGATGTATGTCGCTCAAAAATTACTTAAGCTAAACGTTTTTAGTAAGACTAACATTTATTAACGCTGTCGTCGTATGACGCATGTTAACAAAAAGCTTTGTGAGTATTCTGAGATTATGTTCCTGTACGCCATGAGTTTCGATATCCGACGCATTCATAGTAGTACAAAGTTGTAGTCCAGCTTCCTTAAAAATAGAAACAGATTTTACAAGATCTAAATAGTAACCATCCGTTGATATAAAGAAACGATCCATGTTAGTGTCAACTGCAATTATATCCGCATTCCAATCTGGAGAAATCGGACGTTCCTGTTTAACTAAGCGCGTGAACTCCTTTAGCTTTAATGTGTAAATTTCAATGTTTGAATACAAGGGTGTGATTGTGCAACTAATCCCAAGGAACGGCTCGTACTCTAAAAAATGAACTGGATTAAGCTGCATGAATAACTTCTCACATAGTTGACGACTTGGCTGATACTCTGTCAATTGAGAAACATCTTTCTTAATTTGATGATACTCCATCATTTGACGAAATTTACCAAACCATGTCCTGATGGTATTATACCACATTAATTCTCCTTCTTAAAAAATAGTCTCAATGAGATTAACCACAGTATTGCTATTAGTTACTACTTGATGATATGTGTTTCAATAAAACTGCAACCCTATGCCATAAATAACGAATTTGTTTCTAGAGGAATTATCATGACTGCTCAAGCTATCGAAGCATTACCACCAGAGCTACCATCTGAAGATGCTATCCTTGCGTTTACTCACGGTCTGCGTTTAAAAGTTATAGACGAAATGTTTGGTAAAGAAGGGAAGTTACCAGAAGACCCCACAGATCGTAAAACGATTGTGTCAGTTCTTAAAGACATGGACGCTCAAGCTTTGGGTCGTAAACGTATCAGAGTTGAAGAGAAATTAAACAGTAATCAAGAACAGGCTGCTGGACTCATTGCTGCAGTACTGAATGCAACAGCAGGACATAGTGCTTTCCGAATATCGAAATCAGTTGTTAGGCAAATACCTGTATTACCGGATAATATCCCTAACCCTATCTTAGTTAATGGTGAAACTGAAACCATAGCAGCTTCACTCGACTACGAGTCATTTGTAGCATCGATGACGCCTGTTGATGAAGAAGGTTCGTCATAATGACAGGACTTATTGCTGGGTGCTTTGTGAGCACCCAGCAGGATCGGTACCATCAGTTGATGATCCTACGAGACTTTCGTAAGGAGTGTGCTTCCGAATAGGAAGTTTCACTTACTAACTAGAAGAGCCGCGCGAGTACTCTCTATCCGAATCAACCCCTTCATAATTGGGTTGATTCGGATAGAGGGCATGTGCCGGATTCCATTATTTCTTCGTAAGGATACTAAAGAACTTTACATCGATGACCTTAAGGCCAATAATTGGCGAAGCTAGCATCTCTAAAGCCCGCATTGGGTGTGCCGCCTCTTTAACCGTTTTTTCAAGTTCTTCTACTGAAGGTGTGTGTACTTTATAAAGCGCAGGTACATACATAGTGACTTCAGGGAGTCGGGTATGATGAAACGCTTCAGCATGGGTTTCCATCCATTCTTCGTATTCGTATACCATCATTAACGAGTACTTGTCTTTACAGTGTGCTGGAGTAAGATCTTTGGTAGAGATGAAGACAAGTTCCACAGGAGCCATGTCGTTAATCCAGGCTGATATAGCCCGACCTATCTTTTCTTGCTCCACAATAAGTAAATTATACGGATATAAGTTCACAACAATCTTAGCACCATCGTGATATGGTCGCGCAATTGCCTGTTCCGTAAGCCCACTAACGAGACGTTTAATATATTGAATTGCGTCCGTTACAATAGATAATTTCAATGTTTCAACATCACGATCTTTATACATCTGATCGAACACTGCCTTATCAACACCTTCGAATACATCATTTTTACGAGTTTGATAAGTACCGCTTGCTATTACATCTGCTGCTACCGCATCATCGATTCGTGCTATCGTCCCAAGACGTGTATCAAGTAACACATCCAGTGAAACATAAATGCACTGAAGTCTTTGTTGTGTTGACATTAGTTTTTATAATTTCTAGTTTTGGAAGTTTCAGAAATGATTATTTTTATTCTCTAACACAATTATTCTTTATTAACAATCGCTGTTATGCACAATTGTAACATTAGCAAAGTAATTAACCATTGATTTGCTTCAAGAACAAGATGAGCATCAGACTCTATTGGAAGACGCTTTTTAAGTTGTTCCGGCACTGCATTTAAATCATTATTATTTCCTAAAGCAACTCCGCGCGCTAAGTTAGTTGATAACGCTTTTACTGGATTATCAGTTTCACCAAAACGAGAGAAGAAAGTAAAGGTCAGCATGAGTAAGAAATCACGCTCAGCGTCGTTATTACCAAATGCAATTTGCATCGCATGTTGTAAGCCTGCTTCAGTTACCAACATGTAAGGTTTTTCGCGAAGAATGATATTAGCAACAAATTTAACAATATGTTCGCGTGATTCACCCACGTAATTTCCCAATACGTGGGTGAATGATTCTTGAAAGGTCGATGTAGCGACGACCATTTGTTCTGTGGTTAAACTAGTCATGATAATGTTTTTTTGTTTTCTTAAGATTAAACTAAAGTGCTTTCTAAATGCATGCAGGTAAGAAAGCTATGAAGCGTTTCTGTCGACTTCACCCTGGTTCCAAGTATCTCAATCGACTTCAGGCTGACTCCTCCTGATTGAGAGATAACTTTATTCATTGCATCGAAACCTTTTACATCACCACCACGGTACTTCAGTAATTCTGTCAGATTAGCGCTCAAATCAAGTGCTGCCATGATTTGAGTTTCTGGATACGAAATCTTACTACCTTTTGACTCACCAGTTGGCTGACCAGTTAAATCATCCACAGAGTGATTATGGGAGGGAATAGAGATTTTCTTGACCAACAACTGCGCTTGACGTCGCAACGGTAAGTCAACAATCAAATACTTGATCGGCGACAAATAAGGAGGTGTTTCATTACCGCCATCAATCCAAATACGTTCGAAGAATTCATGACCTAATTCTTCCGCTAAAGCCAAGTTTCGCTCAATTGAAAGCTTGAGATCAGAAAGATTAGGAGCAACAATCGCTAGACGTTTCGTTCCGTCTCCGAGGCTACCCATAAATTCATCGAACGCTTGATCATCCATAGACGCAAACAAATCTTTGTACAACTGAGGGTTCGTACTACCAGGTAACAATTTCTCCACGTACATCAGGATAACTGCTTCTGCTGCTTTTCGATTGGTGGGCATTTGGCACGTCTTTCTTTAGAAGGGGGGGATATGGCTTTTCAAAAGATTAAACAAGTCCAGGATGTTTTTCTGTCCCACCAACCTTTGTTAGGAATACAAAAATAAGGTAAATAACGTTTTTAGGTAATTAAAGATAATGCATTAAACACCATAACGTTATTTACTAAATTTCAAATACGTTTAGTTCTTCACGAGTGGCAAGTTGTGACGAAGGATACAAGGAATAACTTCACTAGTAACTAAAGCCAACCAGCGGTTAATGTCACCTTGATCAACCAGACAATAACGAATGTCCATAGTGTCTTCACCAGCAACATCAGCTAGAAGCATACGGAGTTGACGATTAATCAAGAAACGACGATAGTCGTCAGTAAAGTTTAAGTCGTAAGCACTTTCATGCAAACGTTCTTTCCATGCTTCTGGACGACTATGTCCCGCAGCAATCATTAATTCAGTGATCTTTGAAACGAGGTCGATGTTTGGAGGAATTTCTGCTGGAATGTGAACAGATGTCTCTACACTATGCGTGGTCATGATATTTTTTTACCCTAATGATATTACGGACAGTAGTTTTTGAAATAATGTTCAAAAGTATCCGATTGAAAAATTGTATTTAATGCGGTTGAAGTTTCTTAAGGACAAGCAGACGTTTGGTAACTTAGTATTCAATCATGTTTTTTGATTTCAGCTTGTTCTGGACTGATTTCGATATAGGTCGCCATTATGTCAGGACTGGAACGAGGGTGAGCGAAGAACAGTGCGTTCTCTGGATCTTCTACAGAGACGCTTTTAGCAAGCGCTGAGATGCATTCAGGGGTAGGGAACAATATAGCAACTTCTGGCAAAGGTATTTCGTTCGGTTGTGTCAGAAACCCAACGACTCCGTTGTTACTATCATGTTCCAACCGTTCACGTTCTGCATTGGTAACTGTCTGACCATTAAAGCCACCGTCATGGATTACCAATGTCGGAGGAAGTTCTACCGGCATTTCCCATTTCATCTTGGAGTCTTCCGGACGAATAAACGGAGGATAGAATTTAATCCCTAGTTCATGAATCGCTCTTTGAGTACGAGAACCAATGGGGTCGACATCACGCGAACGACCAGATTGGTCACTCAATACAAAGCGTCCGTCTTCCATTTCTTTCTGACCACGCACCCAGATTTCTTTACCTTCAGAAATTTCACCAGCCGTATTCTTGATGTAAGCACGGTAAGCGTAAGCTGGTTCACCTGTCTTTTCGATCCGACAATTGTCAGGCGTCAATACGATGTGATAAACACATTGCGTTTTTACATGCGTCAGTGTTTGATGTTGAACGAACATGACTGGTTTGACTTCCCATTGATCTGGAACCGTTTTCTCCAAGTTAAACAAGAAGCGGAGCCACATCTGTACGCCTTCTTTTGTCAGTGTATGATTCTCTTTAGCCCAAGCTGGAGTATGGTCTTCCCAACCACTTTCTTCCAGATGCTCCTGCATCCGTTTGGTAGTGATCGAACCAGTCACTCCACCGTAAATCAATTGCAGAAAAGTCCTGACAGCGCGATTCTCGCCATCATCCATCAAATCACGCATGTCAATTCCTTCAAAAAATAATTATATTGGAAACAAATAACATCCTGACGTCTAAAGAAACTAATCAATAGACGTCAGATTTACTTTTAAACATAACACCAACAAAGATTTAATCAACTACATTTGCTGAGATATCAGTTTTAATATAATCACTTGATGCTACTTTAGAAGACACCGATGTTATATTGACAGCAGTAGTCGAAGAAGATATTTGAGCTTTTGCAATCACTGCCACAGCCCCTGTTTTTGCTTTAACTGTTGCATCATACCAGTAAGGGTGATAGAGACCCTGACGCATGCGAAGTAGATCCATTGTTGATAAGAAAGGAATAGGATGATCTTCATCAATCGTCCACCAGCCGCGCGTAGACAAGAGTAAGTCCCAATCATAACCTCGTGCCTTCAAATCGTCGTAGAGTTCCTTAGGGGTACATAAGAGACCTTCTGCGAGTGTATGCCACATGGTATCCATCTGACACATTTCAGATGTGATATTTAATGCTCGTTGAAGTTTTAGATCATTGTCAATTTTATTACGCACTGTTGTACGAGATAACTTAACGTCTGGATAAATTGACAATGAATAAGTAATAGCGCTACCTTCCAAACCGTAACGACCTTGTTCTTTGATGTGATGAAATTCAGTTAAACTTGGCAATACGCCTTCTGATTGCGAAACGATCAAAGTTAATGCCATACCGGAAGGACCTGATTTACTACGCAAGTTACGCACTAAGACAGTATTGAGATCAGTATCAAGATTTACATTATCATCAGAATTACGAGGATATTCTGGTCCTTTAGTACCCTGATTAGTTAAAGGTGAGGCGTTATAACAATGCCAGCAATTATGCGTGATGAATGTAAACTTATCAGTTGTGCCTTTAATCTTATCACCATTCTTCAAGTGTTTTAGTTTAACAATCGGTATTGAACCTGCAGGACCTGCGTTCTGCATAGTTGATTCTTTACCGATATGAGCGGTCATTAATAAGTAGTTATACGAACCAGCGTTTAGACGCGGCGCTTCCATTAACAGTCTCAATTTGGCCAAACCTTGACGCATGTGAATAGTGTTACCGCCTGACTCACCTAGTTCATTCTTATCCTGCATAGCTGTGACATCATCAGTTTCAAATTCAGTAAATGAATCCATTTCTGTGAAGGTCGGTAACAGCATTCGTAAAGGTCCTTTACGATCGCGATTCCAAAATGGTGTGTCAACTTCGATATGTTTAGCATTTTTAAGTTTATTCTCTAAAAATGTTTTTTGCTTAGCGTACCATTCATTACCACTATATTGCGTTTTATCAGTAATGACCCAACGACCAGTTTGCAGAATATCTTCACCGTGGAATTCAATTTGACGTTGAATCATTTCCGACAAATGCCATTCATGGATGTTTACTTCGGTGTCATAAGTACTGCCTGTGGATTTGGCTTGTTTACACGTCATTCTAGACATTGCTGTTAAAAACATGTAATGCATCACGGTTGATTTGAAATTGTTACCAATACCCACAATACCGGTCAATGGAGCCAAACCGCCATTTAAAATATATTCACCACGTCGACCTTCCAAATATGTCCCTGTAGGAATATCAAGAGTTGCGCCGATGTTCAGCATGATTTTGACTACAGGGGCAGGGGTAAAATCCTGCTTCAAATATTGTTCCACGTAAAGCTCCTGTCGTTATTTTGGTACGCTACCATTAATTGATGGTTGCTTCTGCCAGTCCATATCTATTTCCAGAATAGGGGTGTTTGTTACTGCCGCTGCTGCTTCATCTTGTGTCGAGTAACGATACCCTGTTTCTTTTAACAGAGCTTCCAGTTCACGTTCAGCTGTTGTTTCCGCAATGAAACCACCATGAACAAAGATTGATCCGAGTAAATGAGAGATTTTGTGGAAACGAGCCAATTCATCGATAGGGATAACGGTCACAGTTGCTTCGTCTTCAAATACCGTATCTGGCTCTTTCATACGTTCCGGATGATCTTTACTAAACTGATAGAACTGTACAGCACGTTTATGTACTGCGTCAGAATGATTTGGATTAACAACTTTATGGGCGTAATCCAAAATAAATTGACTAGCTTTACAGTCCTTAGAACGCATGATGAAAACAGGTTCATCAGCCGGAATGGTTACACCTGTTGCCCGGTTATAGATTTTATTATTACGAATACCGAACTTCGGTTCTTGTTCAACACTCAAACCTTCTGTCGAACAAAATAGTTGATGAAATACCTCGTTAGTAAAAATATCCATATGCGTGATCGGTTTACCGGGAACCGTATTATCGGTATGTGCTACTAAGTAATCGCCAACTTTGGGATTGTATTCTGAAATGAAAGCAGGAACGAATTCCATATTAGGATAATCTTCTTCTGTAAAAGAAGCAACCACAACTAGAATACCGATACCGTCGATATCGGTTGGTTCACTCAATGCTTTGATTTGTAATGCCGCAACTTGTTTTTTACTACTGTACAGTGGCCATTGTTTTTGTGCGTTTGACATGAAGTATCCTTTTCATTATGAGATGATGAGTTGCTTTCTACAAAGTATTCCTGTGATCAGTTTAATTTTATGTTACTTAATGCGTTCTCTTGACTTCTTTACTTTTTATAAGGAAGCCTTTTATTCTTTTAGATGGAAACAACATGCATAACTCAATTAATCAATTACGCATCGACCGCGATCGTATCGCAATCGAGGCATTCTCCGGCGCTGACGTAAAGAACATACTCTTCACAACCTTTCCGTCTATG